CAAGTTCACTACGCATCCGATTATTCTTCAGGGTTAGATAGTTGGTCGCTTGTTACATCTGGTTGGACAGGTTCAGCTTCTTGGTCACATAATGCTGCTAATGACAATAGATTAGCTGTAACTGCAACCGCTACCCCATCAGGTGGAAAAAGACCAGCAATTTCACTTACAAGACCAAGCAACATATTAACAGGTCAACAATATTCATTGGAGTTAGATTACGAGGTTATTAGTGGCACACCAGTTTTATTAGGTAATAATTTTAATGGAGCTGACTATAGTCACAATGAAACTTTATCTGGGAGTGGTACAGCAACCATAGCAGCTACTGAATTTTCTGAGTCTACTAGCACTGCATTTGTTTACTTTGATGGCGAAAATCATACCTTTGAAATAAGCATACAAGCGATTAGATTTAAATCCACTGTAGCTAATGGATTCGTCCGTGCTTTGTATGACCAAAGTGTAAGTAACCAAGCTGGAACTGCATCAACTGGAAGACACGCTATACAAAGTGATCCTGCAAAACAAGCATCTATAGTAACAAATGGTGTTTTTAATACTAGCGGTGGTCTTGAGTTTGATGGTTCAGATGACTTTTACAATATAAATTCACTTTCGTTTCATAATAAACCATTAAGTATGTTTTCTTTGCAAGATGCTCAAAATTCTTCAAATGATGGAACTATAGGTAGTACTGCAGATAAGGGGATAGCATTTAAAAGAAATGATGTGCGTTATACACTAACAGGATCTATCATAGATACAGACATAGCACCTTCTTTAGAGGCAGGTGAACTAAAATTATTAAGTGTTATACATAATGGCACAACTAACGCAAACAATATTAGAGTAGCTCTTAATGGGACATTATTACCAGCTGTAGCATCTAGTGCTGCAAATGGATCAAATGCAATTACACAATTAGGTTCTCTTGATAGTGCAGAAACAGGACATTTTTTAACTGGTACACTAAAAGAGTTTTTAATTTATGACACTGACCAAACAGATAACCGAGGTGCGTTTGAAGCCAATATAGCTGAACACTACAACATCTCTGGAATACCTGCTGAGGACAACCAGGTAAACGGATTTGTTGAGACCTGGTATGACCAATCAGGTAATGGTAATGATGTTACTCAGATTACTGCTACTAAGCAGCCAAAAATTGTAAACTCTGGTTCTTTAGTAGAAGCAGGAAGTAAAGCCTCTTTAAAGTTTGATGGTACAGATTTTCTAGAAAGAGAAACTTACACGCAAGGTACTTTGTCTCAACCTAATACTTTTTTCTCAGTAGCTAAATTAGATGCTTATGCTGATGAGGATAGAAAAGTATACGATAGTCATCTATCTTCTGCAAGAAATATGCTTCAATTAAGTGATGTTGGTAATGGTCAGTTTGCTCATTTTGCTGGCACTGTTGTAGCAACTGGAGAAGATGCGGACGCTAGTAGACACTTATTTACTTCTTTAATTTTTAATCTAGCCTCTAAACTAAGAATTGATACTGTACAAAAAGCTACTTCTAATACTAGCACCAATGGTATGACTGGAATTGTAGTAGGAGCAAATCACGATACTGCTAACAATTTTTGGCTAGGAGACATACAAGAAATTATTGTCTGTAACTCCAATCAAACAAGTAATTTTAATGCGCTTGAATCCAATATTAATAATCATTACTCAATATTCTAATGCTGTACTTAATATATACAACTGAAGAGGATGCTAATGCAAGGGCTGACCAAGAGGGTCAGTTGCAGAAGTTTGCTCATTGGACACAAGGCAGAGGCACACGTTGGCTTACAGCACCAGCGCCTACAGCTGAAGGTAACTACGCCTTGGACGTTACTAATTA